TCAGTCATTGTTTCACTCGCGCAAACATTCCCTGCAGCGTTCCAAAATGTTGACGGTATGAGCCTCGCCCGCCTTCTAGACCTACCAGACCCTAAAGGTTTCTTAACGACCGCAGATCCCGATGTTGCTAAAGCAGAATGGGAAAACGGCTTACTTATGCAAGCAATCCCTGTGATGCCAGCAGACTTCGACGACCATGCGAAACATATCGCCCAACACAACCGTGAACGCAAATCCCCTGCATACGAGCTTGCAGCCGACGATGTACGCCAAGCAATAGACGTTCATGTACAAGCACACCAAAAACTTGCCGCCGATGAAGCAGCAGCACAACTCGCTACACAGCAACAGATGCCAGGAGCAGAAATGCTTCCGCAAGCCAACGAAGCCCCAGGCTCGATGGTTCCACAAGCACAAACAGGCCAGCCAGAACAACAACAGGAGATGCCACCACAATGACCGACTTCAACCCCGAAATCGCAGTAGATACTGCACCAGCGGAAGACATTGATACTTCCGCAGGAGACATCAATTGGGAAACGAAATACCGTTCAGAAGTAGCCGACCGAGTTAAAGAACGCGAACGCTACAAGCCTATCGCACAAACATTCGCCAAAATGCACCCTGACGACGCACGCGCTGTACAAGAGTTCGCTAACGCTTTCGCTGCAGGAGACACAGATACCGCAGTCCGCTGGATGGTAGACAACGCCAAAACTCTTGCCGGTGAACGCTTTGACACTTTCATCAGCCCGCAAGCACAAGCAGTCATCGGCCAGCAAGCAGTCCAGGAAGGCCAGCAGGCAGGTTTAACACCGCAACAAGTAGAGAACCTTGTCGAGCAACGGATGAACCAGTACGCCCAAGCGCAAGTGCAGTCGCAACACGAACACGAAATTGAGGAGACTCTCGCACAACATGGACTTCAACCCGACACACCTTTGGCGACGGCAGCGATCGTCGCAGCATCCCGCCGACCCGACCTTAATCTTTCCTTGGCAATTAAAGAAATGGAAGACCAAGTTATGGCCCAAGCGCAACAGATCGCAGCGAAACGTTCTGAGGCAGGCAGCCAAATGGGTACACCCATCGTCAATGGGCAAGCCGCAACAACCATCGCAGGACAAAACATGAGTCCACGCGAACGAGCTTTAGCACGCCTGCAACAAAACGGTTTGTAAACCCATTTGACAAAACACTTTAATTGTGGTGTAGTATTCTAATGTACCTCGGATGAGGCGCAACTAATACAACCAGATACATCAGAAGATGCAAGGCAACGCTGGATGGCGTTAACCATTGACTAGGTTGTGAACCCCCATATTCACCCCACCTCACAAAGGACACCATCATGCCAGCTACCCTCTCAACAGTCGACGCAATTCTTAAGGACGACTATAAAGAATACCTTGACAACTTGAACTCAGCTAACTTCATTCTTTCGCAGATTGAAAAGCGCAAAGACACCGTCCAGGGCCGTATTGCCCGCCACGCAGTCCACCTCGGACGATCAAGTGGTGTAGGCGCACGAGCCGAAAACGGCACTCTGCCAACCGCAGGCAACCAAGCGTTCGCAACAGTTCCAGTACCTGTTCGCTACGTTTACGGTCGCATCCAACTGTCTGGGCCTACGATCAAGCAGGCTGTCAGCGACCGTGGAGCCTTTATTGACGCTCTCGACGCTGAAATGGAAGGCATTAAGAACGACGCTATGAAAGATGTGAACCGCCAACTGTGGGGTACATCTAACGGTGTTATTGCAACCTGCGGTACGACCACAGCAGCAACTACCGTCGTTTTGGCTTCCACTACAGGTACGACTGCTCTACGCCAGTTGTTCTTTGATGGCGGCATGGTTGTTGACATCGGAACCGTCGCATCCCCGACGACCGTCGCATCAGCTCGTACCGTCACTTCGGTAGACGAAACCAACAAGACGATTGCCATTTCGGGCGCAGCAGTCACCACATCCTCAAGCCACTTCGTTTTCCGTGCCGGTGCAGGTGGAGCTTCGAGCAACACGGGTGCGCCTGGCGACGGACAGATCGAATTGACAGGTCTTCAGACCATCGTTGACGACACCGCAGTTCTGCACACAATCAACCCTTCAAGCCAGCCGAAGTGGAAGTCCTATGTGAACAGCAACAGCGGAACTAACCGTTCCATCACAGAAACCCTCATTACTGGTTCCATCATGAAGACCCTCACCAACTCCGGTAAGAAGCCTTCGTTGTTGGTTTCGGCTGAAGGTGTCAACTTGGCGATCTCTAACTTGTTGCTCTCATTGAAGCGCAACATGGAGCAAACCAACTTGAAGGGTGGCTACGCAGGTATCCAGTTCTACAGCCCATCTGTTAGTGGCAAGGGTGATGAATCACCAACGGCCATCTACGCAGACTTTGACTGCCCGAACAACCGCCTGTACGGCATCAACCCTGATGTTCTTGTCTACCACCAGGTGGGCGACGGATTCCAGTTCATGGACTTGGACGGCGCAGTAATGAACCGTAAGCCTGACACCGATGCTTATGAGGCAACGTTGTACGCATACGGCGAACTTGCTTGCAAGCAACGCAACGCCCATTTCGTCATCAAGGACATCACCGAGGTGAGCATCTGATGGCAGCTTCAGTCAGTATCACAACTGGCCCTGAAGTTCCAGGAAGCCGTAAAGAAGTCGTTGGTGTTATCACTTTCGACAGTTCGTACGCTACTGGTGGCGAAGCAGTCACTTTGGCGCAGTTGGGTCTTTCACGACTTGACTACCTGATCGTGACCGCAGGCATCGGCTATCTGCCAACGTGGGATGGTTCATTAACGACACCTAAAGTGTTGTTGTACCGTCAGACGGCAGCAACCAGCGCGTTCATCGAAGTGCCATCCACAACCGATATGTCAGCAACGACAGTACGTTTCCTCGCTATCGGCGCATAACCAAACCCCTACAACGAACGAGCCAGCCATCTGCAACGGTGGCTGGCTTTTTCATATATGATTTCACTACCACCACGAAAGGTTCATCATGGCCGCTTACACATCTTCTAAAGCAAAAACATTTACTCCTGCTACTTCTGTTGTTGACACACTTGTTTTAACTGGAACAGGAAAGTATTTGAGAGTTGCACACAATAGTTCTTCATCAGCCGTATATTTTGTAGCCGAACCAACAGGTACAACAGCAACAACAGCTACCGTTGGCGGCGACAACAATTTTGTTGTTTTTCCAACACAATGGTTTACAATGGCATGGCCAGGTACAGGAGCCAATATCAGCGTTATTACTGCTGGAACATCTGTTGCTGTAAACTTCTCGCTTCATGACTAACACAGGTATATAGTTACCACCATGATTAGAGCAGCAAACCTTATGGGAGAAGTAGAAGGTGGCGGCCAAATGGCTGAAATAGCCTTCGACGTGTACGACATTGCGACCCGCATCCAAAAAGGAGACGAGTCCGGTTGGCGTGGCGACCCTTCAGCATCACTCATGTTCAACCCTCTCATCGGACGCTTTGAAGTGTGGATGGTAGACGCTATGGGAACACCATATGTCGCCTGCTCACACCACCGTGCCGACCACAACCTGATTATCAAACTGATCGAGGGTGACTGGCAGAAAGGCAAATCTTTACACGAAGACCTGATGAAACGAAACAAAGCGATTAAAGCCGCACATGAAACAGACGAACAAGAAAAACGGCTAGAATTAGCAGACAAAATCCATTGGGCTTTAATTAAAGACATCGGCCATTTAGACGGTGGCAACAAACGGCATTTCAGCATGAACAAGAAAGGCAAGTAAACCACATGAACCTGCTTGACCTTCGCAACGCTGTCAAAGACCGACTAGCAATCCGATCCGACGGTTCAGGCAACAGCCTTGACGGACTCATCACAAACGCTTATGTCAACACTTGCATAGATGACGCTCTGAACCGTGTCAGCATGGAACGAGACTGGTGGTGGCTAGCAACAACAGCATCATTATCTTTTGACATTGTTAACGGCGACGACGCGTTACCAGCAGATTTCATGCGCGCCCAACAGTTGGTCATCAACGGCTCACCTGTCGAATATGTGCCACTTGAAACTTATCTGAGTCCAAACTCCACAGGTATCTCATACTCATACACGATCTACGGCACAAACGTCAAAATTGCTCCCATACCTACAACGGTTACGACAGGCACATTGTACTATTTCCGCAACGACCCAGCCCTATCCACACAAGCCACACCAGACACCAAGTCACCTGTCATGCCGGTCGTCTACCACAAAGTCATTGTTGCTTACGCCAGCCATCTGTGTTCAGCACGCCGACAAGACGAACAACGAGCATCGCTGTACTTGCAGGAGTACGGCAACTTCTTAGATTCGATGAGAGACGACAACCGAGCTACCGTTCAGCGTCGAATCAAATACAACCGCAACCTGTCCTACGCAACCTGGAGTTAACTTATGGGATCATTTCAGATCACCTACGACGACTTCTCAGGTGGACAATATATGGGGCCACGGTCAACTAACTGGCCTAAAAACACTTGGTCGGGCGAAAACGTTATCTCTATGTCCGATGGACGGCTTCTACCTACGGGTGCGATGACAGCGGGAACATACAGCCCTGGAACGCGCACAACAGCAAACATTTTTGATTTACACGTTGACGGCAATACGGCGTACGCTTTTGCCAACTGGGTTAACGCGTCTAGTGTTAGTTCGCCTAAAATGGTTTACTTCAGCACAATTAACGACGGCACTCTATTTCCTATTACGGGAACAGCAGTAACATTAAACGGTACTCCTGTCGGACAAGTGGCATATGACAACAGTAATTTTCTTGCGCCAGTATTCTACTATTTAGATTCTGCAGGAACTATTTATTCCATAAGTGCATTATCTCCGTACACACAGGCGACAACCTCGTCCGCATTGGCTGGCACAACAGTTACGGATATGAAAATATGGGGCCAGCGCGTAATTGCATACGGCGGCTTTTCAAGCAAACTTTATTATTCTGGTACAAATAAAACAACTTGGGATGCAAGTACACAGTTTTATCAATTCCCTGGAATCATCTCTGAAGTTATCCCTAGAGCGCAAGATCTCATAGTCATTTGTGTTGGTGGCGTATTCTCTTTAACAGGAGTCTTAGGTTCGTCCGTAACAAACCAAAACATATCTGGTCAAATCAACGTTATGGAAGGTATGACTCGATCAACTTTGAGTGGCAGAACAATCAACTTCTTTGACCAAAGCAATGTTGGTGTGCTAGATGGACATATTTACGCGATGGAAGGAACTTACGTTCGACCCATTGCCACAATGGAAACAAGCGACATGATTGCTGCACAACCTTTCGGTTACGAACAAGCCACAATAGGAACTGTCAGCGGTGAACGATTGGTTGCAATGCTCAGAACAGGTGTCTGCTACGCCGAAAAAATTCCTGGCACTTGGACAAGACTCAATTTTTCAAGTAGCACAATAGACCCTCTCTATGTAAATCAACAAAGAATAGGAAAAACAACAAGCGGTGCGCTAAACGAATATTTTTGTGTTGGCTCAATAGATTCAAGCACCTCAGCCTTGACACTAAAATTAGATAGGTTCATCCACAATGTGAACGTGTTCACAAACAAAGACGCAAAGTTTAGATACGGCACAACCGCCGCAGCTACAGGAAGTAGCGTGCCGACAGGAACAGTCACCCTGCCCGAATACTTCCACACAAAACCGTTTACCGTAAAAGAAATGTTTGTTGAATACGAATCAACCACAGCATCTGTTGTCACCGCCTCAATTATCCCTACAGGCAACATTGATGTCCTCGCAGCCAACATATCTTCAATGACATCCAGCGGAGCCAGCAACATAACCCAAACTGCTGCAGCGACCGTAGCGGAACGGTTCCTACCAAACAACGCAAACAAAGCGTTCGGTATCAAACCAAAACTGTCCATCACATCCGCTATTGTCAAACGAGTCATATTGAACTGCGAAGACTAAAATGTCGTTCCAATACAAAATTCGTGGCGAACAATTTGTACAGTTTGAACGCCAATCACAGGACTACATTGAGCAAAGAGACCAAGATTTAGAAAGCTCATTAAGTTACGATTTCTCGAATCTAGATGCCGACAACTTGACATCGGGAACCGTACCGTCGGCCCGTATCGCAGGGTCATACACGGGTATTACAGGTGTAGGTGCGCTGACCGTAGGTTCTGTACCAGCCACACTTCTGACAGGTACAACATTGCCCGCTGCAATTACTGCTTCGTCACTTACTTCTGTGGGTACGCTCTCAGCGTTAGATGTTACGGGTACTTTTGAAGTAAGCCCCAGCGTAAACCACACTTTGTATGTTAGTGGCAACCGTGTTGGTGTCCGTACCAACACGCCACAAGGAGCGTTTGATGTTGTAGGAACTGCGTTTGCATCAGCGTTTACTGCAGCCGGAACTGTAACAGCAAACCTATTCAGCGGATCAGGCGCAAGCCTTACCTCTATTCCCAACTCTGCTACTACCGCAACCAATACAAACACCGCTTCTGCAATCGTTGCTAGAAGCGCAGCCGGTAACTTTTCTGGTAGTCAAATTACCGCAACTTTGTTTAGTGGATCAGGTGCAAGCCTTACTTCTATTCCTGCTGGACAATTAACAGGTACTGTCGCATCTGCCCGTATCAGCGGTGCTTATACAGGGTTTACTTCTATTACTGCTTCTAACGAAATATCCTTTGGTAACGCACTTTTTCAAACAAACCTGCCAACATCAGGAGCAGGCACAGATGCCGAATTTGTTACAGTTGGCGGCAATTATTACATTTATAGAAACACCTCAACACGAAAAGACAAAGAAAACATTCAACCATTAAACGCAATTGTCACCCCCAGTATGGTTGACGCAATCAATGTCCAACTATGGAACCGTAAAACTGCGCCAGGTATCCCCGAAATAGGCCCAATAGCAGAAGATATGCACGATATTTCACCATTCTTATCTGCCAAAGGAGTGGACTTTGACGCAGACGGAAACATGATTTCCAAAGAACCCGAAGGTATCAACAAAAACGCGTGGCTCAGTTTGTTGACCATAGCCATACAAGACCTTCGACAACGACTACAACAATTGGAGACCACATGAACGAGCAGGTAGACGCAAACAAAGTCATAGAGTCACTCTTACGCCAAATAGTTGACTATGCTCAAAAAGTAGCGATCCTAGAAGCCCGCATCGCCACACGAACCGGAGAACCAAATGACCAAACAGAGCCTGCTAGCAGAGATAACGAGCATTAACCGTAAACCCAGCGTTTGCCAATATAAAACCGTGTATTCCAAATTAGACGCAGAAGACCAAATAGGGTTAGAAACAGCAATGAATAATCCAGCAATTACCGTGTCATCCATTGAGCGCGCATTACGCCTAAGAGGACACCACGTTGTAGCGTCCACCATGCGCCGTCACCGAACAGGAGAATGTTCCTGTGGCAAACCTAACTGAAGACATCGCCCGCATAGGGGAAAACAAACGCCTGTCACTAGGACGCATAGCCGACCTGCTTGACCGCAACGGCATTGACTTAGACGAAGTAGGCAAAATTCAGCGTGTATCGCTATACCAGTCGCTAACCAAAAACGATGAAGGCGAAGCCGAACTACACGACCTGACCGCAATCCAGTTCTCCCCCAAATGGGCAGAAGGCCCCGAATGGCCTGTCATCCAACCTGGGCCTGCCGTCAAACTCCCAGCGCGCAAACCCACCAAAACTGTCTCAGGTTGGCGCAACTGTGCCGTACTCCCCGATATGCAGATCGGCTACTACAGAGGCGTAGACGGGCAACTACACACCACCCACGACGAACAAGCAATCAAGGTTGCGTTAGACATCGTCAAAGATGCCAACCCGACACTCGTAGTCCTCGTAGGCGACAACCTAGACCTACCCGAAATGTCCAAATACAGGTTGACAGCCCCATACCAACAAACCACCCAAGCGACCATAGACCGTGCCACAACCCTGTGTTTCGAGATCCGTGAAGCAGCACCCGAAGCACGCATCGTATGGCTCGCAGGCAACCACGAAGAACGCCTACCCCGCTATTTGATAGACAACGCCAGCGCAGCGTTCGGACTCCGACGAGGCTCAACCCCCGAATCATGGCCAGTAATGTCCGTGCCATACCTATGCCGACTGAACGAATCCAACGTGGAGTATCTACCTGGATACCCTGCCAGCCACATTTGGATCACCGAAAACCTCAAAGTTATCCACGGAGACAAGGTTGCTAGCGGTGGAAGTACCGCCCATAAGTATCTTGCCACCCAAAAAGTGAGTGTTATT